AGAACTCGAAAGGTGCTTCAAGCTGAGGTCAGTACGTGGCAAAGAAAGACCCCTTTCCAAATGATTGGGAGGAGGTCAATGATACAGATCCTGAGGATTTTGAGACTGGTTCTTATGAAGAAGTCTTAGAAGAGCTAATGACTTGGCATCTTCCTGATCCTTATGTGTGTGTCATTCGCTCGTACAACCCAACGACACAGAAGCTCCGCGAGTACGCCTACAAGTATCACTCCAAAGCCCGCAATCGCTTGTTAAAGCTTGCGGATACTGAGGAGGAGGTGACCATTCTGACCCAAGACATCATCGGAACTCTTAACTACCTGCCTTAATGATCCATGAATTTTCTTACGACGGATGAATTTTCTGAGTTGCTGGAGGCCGAATCCATGACGGTCTTTCCTGATGGCTTTGCATGTTTTGCATACGAGCGGGATTCCTTAGAGCCCACCCCTGAGGAACTGGTCCGGATGTACTACAGTTACCAATCGGCGTCTTGAGGTCATGACATTACTTTGGTTCGAGCCTCTAGGCGTGTATGTCGGTTGGCAGAAGTGCATGTGCAGCAGAAAGATGCATATCAGCTGCACTAAAGCATCCATTCGTGCATGGTACGGTCCATTCGAGCTATTCTGGGACTGGACTAGTTAGCGATCCACTTGGCCATGCCTTTGTCACGTTTTACAAGGTCACAGCTGAGCGATGAAGACGTTCTTCCACTCATGAGAGCAAATGAATTGCTTCGCATGATCCGAAAGGACATCAAATCTCAGTATCTGACGATCTTCTATTACGTGGCAGCTCACGATCCATGTTACCTCAAATCTATTGAGGAAGACCTTGGCTTTAGTCAGGGGGCATGTAGTCGTGGGTCTGATTACTTATCAGCGACAGACCGTTTCGGAAAGCCTGGTCTTAATTGGATCACCAAAAAGGAGGACAACCTAGACGCTAGACGCATGGTCTTGTCGTTAACGCCAACAGGTAAAGCTGTGATTCGTCAACTCAAGGAGGTACTTTATGGCTAGTCGTGAACCAACCTGGGGTGAGTGCAAAGCATTCACATTCAGGACACGTGATAAGTGGAGGGCTGAGGCTGCACGTATTCGAGAGAATCCAAAGTGCAGAAGCAAAAACAACACAATCTACTGCAATCACGTCACAGATGAGATTAGTGATGCCTTTCCTATCTCCAAACTAACTCAAGGTAAGGTCACACAGATCGTCATTGACTTAGAAGAGACTCGCGAGTGGGAAGGGCCCTCTAGTCCCAACCTTGTCATCAAGACAATCCAGACTGTAGTCAATCATTGCTACAACCATGGGTTCATTGATGAGAAGCCATTCAAGAAGCTAGAGCTTCGTGGTAAGTCAGAGAAGCGTAAGACCTTCTTCACTGTGGAGGAGATCCGCCGCTTGGCTGATGCCTGCATGGATCCTTACCAGCTGGAGCCTATGGCCGACATTGTCTGGATGCTGGGATGCACCGGTATGCGGATTGGTGAGCTGATGAAGATCTCAGCTGAGGACATTGAGCTGGAGGCCAGGCGCATCCACATTGGAGGTCGCCCTGGGTTCGTGACAAAGGGTAAGAACTATCGATGGGTCACCCTCATCGATCCGCTCATCCCTGTGTTGGAGAAGCGTTTGGCTGCAGTCCCTGCTGGTCAACGTTTGTTTGAGAATGACTTTGGTTCCGTCACTTCTCTACGGAGAAGGTTCAACAAGATTCGTGATTACTGTGGGTTCCCACCTAATTACAGCTTCCATGCGTTACGACGCGGGTTTGCAACGATCTTGTCTGAATTGGGAACTCCAGTTACTCAAATCCAGAACATGTTAGGTCATGCTGAGATCGATACTACTTTGCAGTACATACAAGTTGTAGATACTAGCAAGGTACGTGCTCTTGAGAAGCTCAATGATTACATCAAAAACGGTGAGCCAGCTGATGCCAATCAAGGGATATCGAATGAGTTGTATGCGCAACTTAAAGCGCAAAATGACAACTTACAGGCCCAGCTGAACACGCTTATGGCGCTGTTGAGCAATCAGGTTGCCGGGTCGAGCATTGTCGAACATGTCCGCTAGGCTGCTCGACAGGTTTGCTCAACCGCTACGCTGTCCCATGAGACTGGCCTTGAGATCGGGGTGATTTTTCGCCGAGATGCATTGCAAGTGCTAGGGTTTAAGAAGGGGAGCGTGGCGGAATTGGCAGTCGCACTCGACTCAAAAAAGAGGGTCAACTGCAGGCACGAATAGATGGAGGGCAGCTCAAGGGCTGCCTTTTCTTTTGCCGCAATGCATCCACGTGTGCATGGCAGTTTTTACCGAATCGAGCACCAACTAACCATTGAGAACGGACGTGACAACAGCCCCATTGATCGAGGAGGAGCTGGCCTTGGAACGTCGTGCTGTGGCCTGCGGTCACCAGAAGCTGGAGCACGACACCAGACGCATGGAGGAACGCTCCTACGCCTCTGCAACGCTCTACGGGACGCCCTGCATCAGCAGTGCCCTGCCTGAGGTGGCACGGGTCATCAGCGCCACCCTGCAGCGCATCCATGCAGGCCACAACGGCGTGGACTTCGCCACGATCCACCAGTACCTGGAGGAGATCGAGCCGGAGGCCGCAGCTGCCATTGCCCTCAAGATCACCTTCGACAAGGTGCTCTCCCCCAAGGACAAAGCCAATGAGATCGCCTCGGTGATCACCTCCATTGGTGCGGCGCTGGAGCAGGAAGCCCAGCTGCGCTGGTACCAAGCCCAAGATCCAGACCTGCTGGACCGCATCCGGCGCAAGTACTGGCACACCAGTTGTGGAACGCAACAGAAGGTGACGGTCGCCCGAACCTTAATGAATCGTCACGATTACACGTGGCAGACCTGGGGCACGATGGTCCGCGCCAAGCTCGGGGGCTGGCTGCTGGACTGTGTCATGCAGGCCACCGGTTGGTTCGAGCGGGTCACCGTCAAGCGGTTCAACGGCACCCCCACGCTGATCATCCCCAGCCTTGCGTTCGCCCAACTGCGGGACGAGCTGATGCGGGAGGCCATGCTGTTTGCCCCGATGGCGTGGCCGATGCTGATCCCTCCTCGGGATTGGTCGCCGATCAGGCCCGGTGGCTACCTCATGAACGAGGTCATGAAGGGGCATGAAATGGTGCGTCGGGGCGATGGCGCACTAATACAGGGGAACACTCCTCTCCTGTTTCTGAACAAGCTTCAGCGGGTGGCCTACACCCTCAACCCTGTAGTCGTGGAAACGGCGGAGGTGTTGATGGAACGGGGCTACAAGCTGGGCAAGTTCCTGCCGATTGTCGAGATCCCACTGCCCAATAAGCCTTGGGATATCGCCGACAACGACGAAGCTCGGCATGCCTACCGGAGGGCTGCTGCTGAGGCCATGAACGAGAACGCTGCGTCCTTCAAACGGTCGTGTCGCACTCGCATGACCATGCAAACGGTGGAGATGTTTAAGGGTCGGGATCGGTTCTACCTGCCGTGGTCATTTGACTACCGGGGACGGACTTACCCGATCCCAGCCTTTCTGACACCGCAAGACACGGACTTCGGGAAATCCCTACTGAAGTTTGCTGAACCCAGCTTCATGACTCCAGAAGCTGAACAGTGGTTGGCTTTTCAGGTCGCCACTACGTACGGTCTCCACAAGGCCACCATGGCCGAGCGCCAGGAATGGGTCAGGGATAATCATGACCTGATTTCCTGTGTGGCTACTGATCCACTAGTGCATCTTTCTCTTTGGGAAGGAGCTGATGAGCCGTGGCAGTTCATGGCAGCTTGCGAGGAATTCAATGCTTGTGTCATTGAGTGTTCACGCAGCTGGACATCATTGCCTGTGGCCGTTGATGCGACGTGCTCGGGACTTCAGATCCTGAGCGGCCTCGCGAGGGACCAATCGACCGCAAGGTACGTGAATGTCCTACCGGGTGAGAAACCTCAGGATGCCTATAAGGCTGTTGCAGAGAGTGCAAGGACACGGTTACCTGGACACTTGGCAGACCTGTTAGATCGAAAGGTTACAAAGAGAACCTGCCTTACAATTCCGTACAACGCAACCAAGCATTCCAACCGTCAGTACATCCGTGATGCGCTGAAGGAAAAAGGTGCTGAATTCACTCCTGAAGAATTGACCCTCATCGTCAATTCTGTACGGGAGGCGATGTTTGAGATCTTTCCTGGCCCAATGCGAGTCATGGATTGGATCAAGCGGGAGGTTGGAGCTGCGTTCAAGCGCGGTGCTGACCACTTGCAGTGGGAGACACCCTCTGGATTCATCGTCAAACAGAATCGCAGGAAACGGAAGATCCAACGGATCAAATTACAGATCCTTGGACGGTGTGAAATTAATCTCACCACCGGTTATGCGGGTCCAGATGTCAACGGACATAAGTCCAGCACTGCACCGAATCTGATTCATTCTTTGGATGCCAGCCTCCTTCATATGGCATTCCTCAAGTTCAACGCACCCTTCACGGTCATCCACGACTCAGTGCTGTGCCGTGCCACAGATATGTCTGAGTTGAACCGAGTAGTTAGGGAGACCTACTACGAAATCTTTGCCAACGGCAACTTCCTTCAGGAGTTTGCTGACGCAATTGGAGCAGAGACAGAACCGCCAATCATTGGGGATCTCGATCTCGATTCCGTACTTGAATCCACTTACTTTTTTTGTTAATGGCAACCAAAACCATCGTCACACAAAAGCCTGTCAAGCTTGAGGGTTACCAGGCTGTGATGAAGCCCAGCAAGTATGGCTACTCACTTGCTACTGTATTCACTGATGATTTGATTCAACAACTGGAGGAGGACCGCACCGAGGTACTCAAGTGGTGTGAATCTAAACTGAAGAACCCGAAGCGATCCACCCTCAAGCCTGAACCTTGGGAAGAGGTGAGCGAGGGTCAGTACAAAGTTAAGTTTGGCTGGAACGAAGACACCAAGCCAACCATTGTCGACAGTGAAGGCACTGTTGTAAATAATGAAGCACTTCCCGTTTATAGCGGAAGTACTGTGAAATTAGCATTCTACCAAAAACCTTACATCCTTAAGGATGGGGTTACCTATGGTACGTCGCTGAAACTTAAAGGAGTTCAGATCATCAGTCTGGCCAGCAGTGCTGGTATCGACACGGGTGATATGGGTTCTGAAGATGTGGCAGCACTGTTCGGAACCACCAAGGGATTTAAGGCGGATGATCCGAATGTGACTCCGTCTGCCATCACGGAAGACGAGCTGGACTTCTGAGTATGGCTTTTCGCTCTGGGTTGGAAGAGAAGGTTGCCGATCTTCTCACCAGCCTGGGGGTTAAGTACGAATACGAATCAACCAAAGTTCCATACGTTCTTCGGTGTAATTACACGCCGGACTTCTTGCTGCCAAATTCTGTCTTCCTTGAGACGAAGGGTCACCTTACTGAGGAGGACCGCCGCAAGATGAAAGCGGTAAAGGAAGCCAACCCTGATTTGGACATTCGTTTCGTCTTTCAATCCCCGTACAACAAGATCTACAAAGGATCAAAGACAACCTACGCCAAGTGGGCCGAGAAACACGGCTTCCTGTGGTGTGCTTACCACTCCATCCCTATTGAATGGTTGACCTAAAAGTAATTAAAGATCTTGCGGCCAACCTGATTATGGCCCTTGATAAGCACTCGTCCCCCAATGACATCGTCGAAGGTTTCGAGGATGCCCTTGATGAGTACGAAGAATTGATCCAACGATTCCATGCATCCAGCCCACCACGCTGAAACAAGTGAGTTCTCTGCTCATGAACCCTGTCCTGCCTGTGGATCAAGAGACAATCTGGCTCGTTACGACGACGGTCACGGCTACTGCTTTGGTTGTGGCTATTGGGAACCTGCTTCTGGTGATGTTGTACAAAGACAAAAGGGATTCATGACCTTCACCCTTAAAGGTGTTCCGGGACCACTTCCACGTCGAAAGATTAGTGAAGAGGTCTGCCGAAAGTATCGTGTACAACGCGATGACAAGCACCTCTACTTCCATTACTTCACACTTGATGGAACATGTACAGGAGCAAAGGTCAAGACCGCCGACAAGAAGTTCAGCTGGGAGGGCAGCAATCCTGAACACACATTCTTTGGACAGCATCTCTTCCCAAGCTCTGGAAAGAGGGTTTGCATCACAGAAGGAGAGCTCGATGCGCTTTCGTGTAGTGAAGCTATGCCGGGGTGGCCGATGGTTTCAATACCGGATGGCGCCCATTCGTCCAAGCGGGCGATACAAAAGCAGCTTGAGTGGCTACAGGGCTATGAAGAGATTGTGTTGTTCTTCGACAATGACGACGCTGGCCGTCAAGCGGCGAAGGAATCAGCAAGCGTTCTCCCACCGGGCAAAGTTAAGATCGCTCGCCTCAATGATTGGAAGGATGCTTCCGATGCACTGCAGGCAGGCGAGGCACAAAAGATTAGGGAAGCGATCTGGAATGCGATTCCATTCCGCCCAGATGGCATTGTCGACGCGAAGAGCCTCCTTGAGGTAATCACCACTCCAAATCCACCTTGTGCTCATGAGTACCCGTATCGAGGTCTTCAAGAAAAGCTTCACGGTATTAGATATGGAGAGCTTGTCACAGTCACTGCAGGAAGTGGAATCGGCAAAAGTTCCTTCTGTCGCGAGCTTGCAACTCATCTACTTTCCAGCGGCGAACGAGTGGGTTATCTCGCACTTGAAGAAAGTAACCGACGTACAGCACTTGGGCTGATGTCAGTGGCTGAAGGCAAGGCCTTCCACATTGGTGAACACGAACGTGAGACGCTAATTCAAGCGTATGACAAAACAATCAAGGATTGGAACCTTTACCTGTTCGACGGATTCGGATCTTTCGATCCCGACATCATATATAACCGAATTGAGTATCTAGCTCAAGGGTTAGATGTCAGAGTTGTCATCCTTGACCACCTCAGCATCCTACTGAGTGGGTTGGATGGTGATGAAAGGCGAATGCTGGATGTAACGATGACCAGACTTCGTTCACTTGTTGAACGGACAGGTATTTCGCTATTTCTTGTCTCTCACCTACGGCGTACTTCCAATGACCAAAACCACGAGGAAGGTGCTCGCGTCAACCTGGGCCAATTGAGAGGTTCAGCGTCAATTGCACAGTTAAGTGATGCTGTTATCGCACTTGAACGTAACCAGCAGACCAACTCCTCGACAACTATACGAGTCCTCAAGAATCGGTACTCCGGTGAAGTTGGGCCTTGTTGTGAGCTTACTTACGACCTTGACACCTGTCGTTTTACTGAACACAAACTTGAAGATGAATTCCAACCAAACCCGGACTTCTAACTACGAACAGCTGCTTCAACGTCCAAAGCCGCCGTCTCCAGAAATGGTGCAACGAGCGCAACCCTTCCGAGCCGACACCCTCCAGGTAATGGAAGCGGTGATCAGAACTCCAAAGTATCAGTTCCCAGAATGATGGACCGTTTTGCAGAGGTTGATGCAATGTGCAATTACCAGACAGCACTGAAAAAGCTTGATGAATTGGAAGATGAGCTGATGCTGTGTGACTTTGGTGATCCACGTAGGTTTGAGGTAGATCGTGAGATCACTCAGCTTGAAGCGTGGATTGAAGATCTACTTGCTACTGCAAAGCATGGCTGACGACACCATCATCATCTGCACACCGGATGAGTTACTACGAATGCACAGCCGTGGTGAAGTAGGTGAGACAGGTTTCTGCATCACCCTTGAAGCCTTATTTGAGGTGTTGTGTGAGTGCTACGGAGTCAACCCGCATTGGAATCCCACTGATGTTTATTGATGAACCTTATCTTTGACATCGAGACGGACGGCCTGTACAACAACGTAACCCAGATTCATTGTGTTGCTATCAAAGACCTTGGTAACAATGAGACTTATGTCTTCAATGATGTCGGTACTCAGCCACCCATTTCACGTGGTATCGCAATGCTGGAAGAGGCTGACACGATCATTGGTCACAATGTGATCGGGTATGACGTACCAGTAATTCAGAAGTTCTATGCATGGTTTACCCCAAAGCGGTCTCTTGACACTCTTATTCTTTCTCGCCTTTATCATCCTAACCTTCTTAATCTAGACAAGCAGCGGGAGTGGAAACACATGCCACTTCAACTGTACGGTCGACATTCATTAGAAGCTTACGGATACAGGTTGGGTGAGTACAAAGGCGGCTTTTCAAAGCACACCGATTGGAAAGAGTGGTCCCAAGACATGGAGGACTACATGGTTCAAGACGTTCATGTCACCCACAAACTATGGAAGCATTTCCACAAATACCTGAATGGGTCTTACTAGAACATCGGGTTGCTGAGATCCTTACGCAACAAGAACTCCATGGATGGTACTTCGACGAGCGATCCGCTTATGAGTTGGAATCGGAACTACGATCTTCACTTGAATCGTTGTCAGCAGCTCTCCGCAGACGGCATCCTTTCGTTGCGGGAAGCGAGTTTACTCCTCGTCGCCCTAACAAGACCACG